ACGAATAATTATCTATTTCACTATTAAATTCATCAATTGATTTTTCTTTTATAATATGATTACATTTTTCATTAACATTTGAAAAATCATCTAGGTTTGAAATATCTTCAGGTGAACACTCATAAACATTAAATACACTAAAATATTTTTTTTGACTATCTGTTAAAGTCGATAATGCATTTTTAACTTTATCTATTTCAATCATTTCTTCATCGGCATCATCTTTTTTTAAAAGTTTACTTATATTATTAGGATTACGTGTAGTTGATCCTTTACATAATAATTCAGGGTTAAATACACATCCATAACTTCCTGATTTAACGGCTTTTCCTGCTTGTTTATATCTTTTAGATTTTTTAGATATTTTTCTAGTGTTTCTTTTTTTTCTCCCTCCTAAACTAGTATTATGTGCTGTATGTTTAGCCGTATCAATAGATGTTATTTGATAATTTATAATTTCTTTTTTTGATAATTCTGGATATTTATCATATAACATTTTTAATGTATCCGCTTGTTTTTTCAAATTTTTTATTAAATTTCTTTCCTCTGCATCTATTTTTTCTTTTTTGGTCATTCTTCTATTTGTTGACGTTGTTCTATATCCTCTTCCATATTTTTTCTTACTAGTATTATTTTTCATATTATTATTATAAAGAGAGATAATATTTATATTAAATAATAAATAATATAAAATAACAATTATATAATATATATGACTGATACTGATATTATAAATAATGTAAATATCTTAATTGAAAAATACAAAGATAATTCTCATATTTATTCTAAATTAAATAATTATATATTAAATCAATTGCCTGAATTATTAGAAACTGCTGAAAAATCATTTATTGAAAGAGAGAAAAGGAAAAAACAATTAGAAGAAAATACTATGGTTTTTATAGAAAATTTTATTAATACCAATGATTATTATTATAATCATATTAGTGAAATATACTTTGAATATAAAAATAATAGTTATAGTATAATTAAAGAGGATGATATTACGCATAACATACTAACAACTATATCTAATGATATAGCATTGCGTGATTGGAAATATAAAATAAAGATATCAATATTAAAGAAAATAAAAGAGAGAAATATTTTTAATTCCATCCCAGAATCAGATACTATTCAAAATATAATTCAAAAATTTTATCCAAATATATTTGATACTCGTATAGAATGTAAATATTTCATAACGATTATTGGTGATATTTTATTAAAAAAAGCTACTAATATTTACATAATTTCACCCAAAATTAAAGAGTTATTAAAAGAATTGGATAAACAATCCTATATGTTATTTGGATCAAGTACATTATTGAATAATTTTAAATTTAAATATTATGATCATAAGTTTAGTGAATGTCGATTATTGAAAATAAAGGAGCATATGTATCTAGATGAATGGATGAATAATATAAAACAATTTAATAATATAATAGATTTATTTTGTGTATGTACTCATTATTCAAATCGATATGAATGTGCTGATAATTTTATAAACGATTATTGTAAGGTTAAATCGTTAACAAATTATACCTTTTATTTAAAAGATAAAACAGACAACAATATAATAGAAGAATTTAAAAAAACTATGATTGAATATCCTGAAAGTGAAAATTGTAATTTAACATGGAAAAATATTTTTTATTTATGGAAAATGTATATTCATGAAGAAAAAATACCCAATGTATTTTTTAATGAAAAACTAAAAGAATTATTAATAAAAGAGTTATCAGATTATTATAATCCGGAAAAAGATTGTTTTGTTAATTTAACAAGTAAACATATACCACTAGTAAGTAGATTTTTAAATTTTTGGTCTAGTAATATTATTGAGAATGAAGAAGAAATTGAATTTGAAATTGACGAATTTTGTTCTTTAATTAATTCTGATAAACCAACAAATAACATAACATTAGATGATGAAACCGTTTTAGATTTAATAAAACATTATTATCCTGATGTAATCATTGAAAAAAATAAATATTTAATATATACTGGATGTAAATTATGGAATAAAAAACAAGATTTATTAGATTTTTTTAATTTATATAAAAAAACGAATGATAATGAATACGAAAACACTATTATTCCTATTGAAAAATTATATAACGACTATGTTAATTTAAAAAAAAAACATATTTTTAGTAAACGTTACATGAAAAAATTTTTAGACAAAGAATATACTAAATTTATAGTAAATAGTAAATGCATAAACTCGAAATTCCTATTAGAGTTAGACTTGTGAATAAAATCGCAGATTTATATCCGATTAGTTTGAATTTTTTAACCATATAGTGATTCTCAAGTGTATATCCAATTTTTTCATAATATTCTCTTACACCTATTCCAGATATAACTACAACACCTTTTAAATTATTATTATATGCGATTTCTTCTGCTTTTTTTAACATTTGTTTACCAAATCCTTTGTGTTGCATACTTTCACCTTGTGAATTTACTTTTTGAACTCCTCCATAAACATGTAATTCACGAATTAAACCCATATCTTTCAATGTTTCATTATACACTGGTTTTTCATGTGTTAATAATTCATATTGAAATCCATAAATATCTTTTTTTCCGATTTCTCTGTTTTTATAAGGAATTCGTAATCTAACAAATCCATAAATAGCTTTATTATCGTAAGATTCAAATGATATAAAATATTCTGTACCATTTGAAGCTTCGTATTCTCTAACAAATAATTGTGCATCATCAATGGTATATTCAGGATGTCTCCCAATTTCACGAAAACGAATATCCATACTATAAGAATTTTCTTTATTTATTTGATCATTCACAATTTGTCTTAAATTACCACATTTTACTCCACCTGAAATGTAAGTATGAGGGATATCACGAATAACACGAGGAAGACGAATATAAGGAGGACATTGAGTCATAGCATATTTTAATACTGTGTCCATTTTATCTCTATCTTCACCATAAGGTTTATATGATCCATCTTTATGCCATTTTTCTATTTTTGTCCATGGTACAACTTCACAAGGATATACTTTAATTTGATCTGGTTGGAATTTATCTGATGCGTAAACAGCATTAAACATATGAGTGTCTTTCGTCATATTTGAATAAGGTAGATCAGGCATCAAATGGATATCTATTTTAAAACAGTTGTTTTTACATATTTCGATAGCTTCAATTACCTTTTCAATTGTATGGCCTCTATTAATTTTTTTTAAAATAACATTATCAATCTGTTGTACACCTAATTGCAATCTTGTTACACCCCAACTAAGAAGGGTTTTAACCCATGGAATACCATCCTCATCATTTTCTAGAATAGCGTCAGGTCTTGTTTCAATACAAATACCAATAATACGTGCCTTTGCCTTTTTATTAATCGTAATTTCTTCTTCCATTGTGAATGGTTCTCTCTTAGGTTTACTATCAAAGTAAGTATTAATAGCATAAATAAACATTTTAAAATAATTTTCCAAATATCTTTTGGGATATTCTGTAAATGTTCCTCCTTCGATAATAAATTCTAGTTTATCGCATTTATGTCCACAAACTAGTAAAGAATTCATCCGATCAATTGTCTGATCAAATGGATCAAACTTATTTCTATTTGCTCGTTGTACGGCAGGTTCTTTCGAAAGATAACTTCTGGGTTGTGGAGTCCAATTATTATCTTCGTGTGCTGGTTCATTTGGACAATAAAAGCAATCATGTTTGCAACTAAAATCTTGACCATCTGGTGTAGGAGAAGTTAAAATAGTAATTTGATTAATTCCTGAAATATCATTTGCTGGTTTTTTCATCAAAAGTTTGATAAGATATTTATTTTCTTTTATTTTTTCTTGACCGATAAATTTTTTGTAGTAAAATAGTAAAATAGACTTTTTAATTTGGATTTTATGTTGTTTTAAAAAGACATGTAGTTTTCGTTGAAAATTAGCTTTTAAATTTACCATTAAGTTATTAGATTTTTCATCGACACATAACATTTCTTCATGCTCAATATATTGATGAAAATGAAGAAATAATTCTGTTAGCACAGTTTCGTCGTAATCAAGTGATTCGACATTTTCTTTGGATTTAATGATTTCTTCAATATCTATAGACATTTTATTATTATAATAGGATTGTAATAATAAAATACTATTTTTTCATTTCATTTTTATTTTTATTGGTTTGAATAATAATTACCAAGTCACCAAAAACATGTTTATAAAAGTTAGTTTAAGTAAATATTTTCTATATCGATTTCATAAGCTTTTTCTAATGCACGACGTTTAATAGACATTTTTGGAGTTAAAAAATCTTGAAAGGATCCATTTGGTAATTTTAATATTTGTTTAATATGTAGATAAGAGTCTAATTCCTTGTTTATTAATCGTAATGCATCATCATTTAAATTAGTGTCTCTTTCAGTAATAATTATATTATAATCCTTATTGTTTCCATAAACAATAAAATTATAACTTGTGTATTTTTTCACTTGATTTTCAATATCATTTACGTTTACAAATTTTCCATTACTTAATTTATAATTTTCTCCAATACGTCCATTATAATATAAAAAACCTTTATCATCAATGGACCCTGAATCACCAGTACGATAAAAAATGTGATTATCTACATTAACCAGTGCCTTTTTTGTAGCTTCACGATTATTCCAATATCCAGTCATTACATTTGGTCCAGAAACACAAATTTCTTCGTCTATAATTTTTACTATAACATTATCCATTATTTTTCCTACTGAATTTATATTTCTAGGATTTGATGTATGGTTTACACTTATCATAGGTGCGGTTTCAGTACATCCATATCCTTCACATAATTTTATCTCATTATTCACATAAAATTGTTTAGTGGTTTCATCTAATTGAGATCCTCCCACGAATATAGTTAACAGATTTTTACCAAAAATTTTTTTAATAACCAAAGGTAAAAGATAACGAATAACTGGTTTATCAAATATTTCTAATTTTTTTTTAATTAGTTGTAAAACTCTAGGGACTAGATAAAGTAAATCTGGTTGTATTTCTCTTAATTCTGTTACAAAATTATCTGGTCCATTAGAAATGGCTATTTTATTATTATTTAATAGATTATAATACAGTTCAGTTGTTAATCCATATATATGTGCCCACGGAAGAATATTAAGTGTAGTATATTGTTTACGATATTGTAGATCACTAAAACGCCATTGTATTGCATCGACATTTGATAAAATATTTTCATTTGTGAGAATCACACCCTTTGGTTTTCCAGTAGTTCCAGATGAATATATTAAATTAGATATATATGAATTATGTTCAAGTGGAATTTCTGAATTATAATTAAAATTTTCTACTTTATTAGAAATTATATTCATTTTATTCTTCATTTTATCATCAATTGGATTACTATCATTTATAAATACTTTTGGAGTACAATCATTAATAATATGATTTACATAATTATTATTTTGATTATGATAAAGAGGTACCCAACATGCTCCCAATGCAGTTGTAGCAATATTCCACGAAACCCATTCTACACTATTATTTCCTTTGTAAATAACACGGTTGTTTTTTTCAACGCCATTATCTTTTAACACATCAATACAATAAAGAACATTATTTTTTAATTTTTCTCTCGTTATCCAATTCCATTGATTATTTTTTTTATACCCTAAAATTTTTTTATTTGGACAACTATGTAAAAGACCATGAAATCTTTGTATTATACTCATTTACATATGAAATAAAATTATTTTTAAATAAGTTTAGTTATATTTTCTGTAAAAAATAATTTATATCTATTTATTATAATGAATAAAACAGTAGAAGTTTTTTTAAAACATTTGGTTAATGAACTAAACGACCGCGGCCCAGCACCTAGTGCACCTTTAATAAACCTCAACAAAAACATCGATGATGCAATTAAGAAAAATATAAAAGATGGTAGAAAATATCTTGATAGGAAGGAGTACAAACAGGCTATATACCAATTCGAAGATGCTTTATATTATTCTTCTATTACGATAGAGGAAAAAAGAGAAATTCATTATATGTACGGTAAAGCATTGCTTGGTTTGGAACAATACGAAGATGCTATAAAAAAATTCCAAAAAGCTTTAGACTATTCTTATACAAGTGATAAAAAGAAAGAAGCTTATAATAAAAAAGAAGCTTATAATATGCTCGCATTTTCACAAAGAAAACTAGCTGGTAGTTTATTAGATAAATCTAAAGAGAATTATATCAACTCTTTAGATTTAGATTCTAATTATGCACCTGCCTTAGAATATTATGGAGAATTATTATTACAAATGAATCAATTGACTAAATCAGAGGATGATAAAATCGACATATTCGATATATATGAAAAATTACAAAAAAACAGTATCCAACCAGAACTAGGAGAATTAACAAAGGCTCTTTGTGGATGGAAAAAAAATGCGAATGAAGGATTGAACTTTTTTTTCGAGAAGCAATTAAATTCTGTTTGTACTATTTCTAATACTGCGAATAGTAATACAGATGATGATTGATAAATAATTAAAATTAATTTTAAATTTATATAAATTTATATAAATTTAAAATTAATTATTTAACGTCTAGATTTTTTTGAACGTCTAGATTTTCTAGATGATTTCATGTTTTTACCGTCTAATCTTACAGCTCCGAATTTTCCTTTTTTAGCGGTATATCCATGTTTCTTTAAACGATTTTCTTTTTTAGCGGTATTATGCTTTCTTCTAGAAACAATACGTCCATGTTTATTTTGTAATAAATCTTTTTTTTCAAGACCACCAGATGTATGTTTGGCTGTACCATGAAATACTTCTGCTCTAGATCCAACTGTTTTCATTATAAATTTAAGAGAGAAAATATTTTTTTTTTAATTAAAACATGTTAAACATGCTAAACATTCTTTATTAAAACTGATTTTTTATTGATGACCCATATCCATTAGGGGCACCACTCCAACTACCATATTGATTTAGTGTATTATCACTTAATCTATATTTTTTCCCTTTTAAATTACTATAAATTTTCAAATTTCTTGCCGTTTCCTGGACAAAACTCGTTCTACGCTCAAGATCTGCAGTATTGTAAATAGGCATTTTAATACCTGTACTTATACAATTTCCAGCACAACTAGCATGTGGAATAGTTTTATTACGCATAGATTGTACTCTGAAATTAGTAGGACGATTATTAGACATAATTATTAATATAATATATTATTATTATTATTAAAAAACTCTACTATATTATTTTTAAAATTATTATTTAAAATTGAAAATATTTAAATAAAGATATATATTTCATTATATTAAAACAATGAGCTCTGATTTACAGAAATATCAAAAACTTACTGATCGTGAGCATATTCTAAAAAAACCTGATACATATATTGGCTCGATAGAAAATTGCGAAGAGCAAACATATGTTTTCAATGAAGACAAAATAATTGATAAAAATATTTCATTTATACCTGGACTATATAAGCTTTTTGATGAAGGAATTGTGAATTGTCGTGATCATGTAATCCGTCAAGCACAAGCTGTTAAAGATAAAAAAACGAATGCTTTACCAGTTACAAATATTCAAATTTCAATTTCCGATGATGGTATTATTACCATGATGAACGATGGTAATGGTATTGATGTTGCAGAACATCCTGAATATAAACTATGGATTCCTGAAATGATTTTTGGTCATCTTCGCACTTCTACAAATTACGATGAGAAAAAGAAAGAAAAAATTGTTGGTGGAAAAAATGGATTTGGATTTAAATTGGTTTTAATTTGGTCTACTTGGGGATCAATTGAAACAGTAGATCATGTTAGAGGACTAAAATACGTACAAGAATTCGGCGATAATTTAACAAAGATTGAGAAACCTAAAATTACTAAATCAAAGGTAAAACCTTATACAAAAGTTAGTTTTAAACCTGATTATAAGAGATTGAATATTGAAAATCTATCCGAAGATATGATTCAATTATTTAAAAAACGTGTTTATGATATTTCGGCGGTTACTGATAAATCAATTAAAGTAAAATATAATGGAGAACAACTATCTACCAAATGTTTTGAACAATATATTGATCTTTATATTGGTCCTAAATCAGAAACCAAAAGAGTATATGAATCATCTCATGAGCGGTGGGAATATGGTGTATGTCTAACACCAAATGATGAATTTAAACAAATTTCATTTGTGAATGGTATTTATACTCAAAAAGGAGGTAAACATGTTGAATATATTTTAGGTCAAATTGTTAGAAAATTATGTGCTTACATTAAACAAAAGAAAAAAATTGATGTGAAACCAAATACTATTAAAGAACAATTATTGTTATTTTTAAGATGTGATGTTGATAACCCATCATTTTCAAGTCAAACAAAGGACGAGCTTGGTACTCCAAGTAGTAAATTTGGATCTCAATGTACAGTGAGCGATGGATTTATTGAAAAAGTTGCGAAAATGGGAGTCATGGAATCAGCGTGCGCATTAACTGAAGTAAAAGAAAACAAAGCAGCAAAGAAATCAGATGGATCTAAAACAAAAAGCATTCGTGGAATTCCGAAATTAATTGATGCGAATTACGCAGGAACTGCAAAATCAAATGATTGTATAATTATCTTTTGTGAGGGAGATTCAGCAAAAGCAGGTATTGTATCAGGTCTTTCAAAAGAAGACAGAAATATAATTGGTGTATATCCAATGAAAGGTAAGATTCTAAATACACGAGGTGAAATTGTTAAAAAAATTGCGGAAAATAAAGAAATTTCTGAAATTAAACAAATACTTGGACTAGAAACAAATAAGAATTATGAAATTGACGATGTAAAAACATGTTTACGATATGGAAAAATTCTATTTATGACTGATCAAGATCTGGATGGATCCCATATTAAAGGATTGGGTATTAATCTTTTTCAAAATCAGTGGAATTCATTGTCTAAAATACCCAATTTTATTGGATTTATGAACACACCTATTTTAAAAGCAAAAAAAAACAATCAAGAATTATTGTTTTATAATGAAGGTGAATATAATCACTGGAAAGAAACAAATAATTTACAAGGATGGACTATAAAATATTATAAGGGTTTAGGTACCAGTACTGGAAAAGAATTCAAAGAATATTTTAAACACAAAAAAATTGTATATTTTACTCACACAGGAAATTCAAGTGATGATGCAGTAGACATGATTTTCAATAAAAAACGTGCAGATGAGCGTAAAGATTGGTTATCTAATTACGATAGAAATCTATACGTAGATACGAATCAAACGAGCGTGAATTATGAAGAATTTATTAATAAAGAACTTATTCATTTTTCAAAATACGATTGTGAAAGATCTATTCCAAATTTAATGGATGGTCTGAAAATCAGTCATCGTAAAATTTTATATTCGTCTTTTAAGAAAAATCTCAAAAACGAGATTAAAGTAGCTCAATTTAGTGGGTATGTTTCTGAACATTCTGGTTATCATCATGGTGAAGCAAGTTTGAATGCTGCTATTGTTGGAATGGCTCAAAATTTTGTAGGATCAAATAATGTAAATTTACTTGTACCGAATGGTCAGTTTGGTACTCGTCTTCAAGGAGGTAAAGATTCAGCAAGTGAAAGATATATTTTCACACAATTAAGTAAAATAACAAGATACATATTTAGACAAGAAGATGATGCTATTCTAACTTATTTAGATGATGATGGACTAAGCGTTGAACCTATATATTATGTTCCAATTATTCCAATGGTATTGGTAAATGGATCAAAAGGAATTGGAACAGGCTTTAGTACAGATATTTTAAGTTATAATATTGAAACAATCATTGGTTATTTGAAATATAAACTAAATTCAACACTTTCTGAAAATATTAATAATATATGTTTTGAATTTGATCCTTATTATAATGGATTCAAAGGAAAAATATTAAAATTAGAAAATGGTAAATATGTTAGTAAAGGATTATATTTTAAAACAAAAACGAATAAAATTCGTGTAACAGAATTACCGATTGGACATTGGACAGATGATTTTAAACAACATTTGGAAAATTTAATGGATAAAACAAAATCGAAAGAAGTTTTATTGAAAGATTATAATGATATGTCTACAGATACTACTGTTGATTTCGAGTTAACATTTAATATAGATGTAGATACAATTGTTAAAAAAGAAATTGGTTATGTTGATGGTATAGAGAAATTACTAAAACTATATGGTAATTTATCTACAACAAATATGCATATGTTTAATGATAAAGAAAAGTTATTAAAATATAGTTCAATTACTTCAATTATAGATTCGTATTATACTGTTAGATTAGAATATTATGCTAAGAGAAAACAATATATGATAAAT